CGACATTCTTTTTGGCAATCGTGCTACTAGACAAGATGTAAGGAGGCACAAGATGACTAAGCAACTACAAAGCGAGACTTTGCAGTTCAACCTGTACAAGATGTACAAGATGACTACGCAAGTATCACACTCATACTTTGCACCTAATCACCACTTATGTCAGAACTATACCGAAAGCGGTAGTTTCCTGACAATCCACAAAAACATAAAAGCCAGCATCCGCAAAAATGCACAAGAGACCACAATAATGGAAAGGCAAAGATGACTAAGAAAAGATGGTCAGAGGTTTTGACTAAGAAAAGTGCTGCAAACTTCATACGATTGTTTAGATGGCTAAACGATTGCATGACATCGCTACACTACCTTTTTTACCCTCGCTACACTACTTTTTGCACCCTCACGAAAGGGACAAAATGAGCATCAACGAACTAATCGCAACCAACGGCAAGGTCTGGTACAAAGCTGGACAGCTTGCAGAACGTCATAGAACAATACGAATAGCTCAGCACATCTCAGTACCAAGCGAGCCTGCAATTGGTCAACCTAGAGAGATGGTGTTTCTTGACGATCTAATCGCTTATTTAGTTGACGAGGACGAAAAGTGAACAAAACAAAGCAATACCAAAAGGTAACGAACGACTTCAAGCAAGCGGCTGGGTTGTTGCGTCACGATTTAGTTTGGAGCGCAGACTTAGAAGCCATCCGGTTAGATCTGGCTGAATACCTAGAGGTGAAGTGCAGTCTGGGATTGGCTAACCATCCGTCTCTAATCAACATCGCAAAAAAGCTGATTGCCACCGACAACGACTTCACAATCTAAGGAGCAAACATGCTTGAAGGACTAGCAAGACCGCAAAGCAAAGCGGTTTATTGCAAGGTACAGATGCAGATTGCAGAACTTGAACCAGCGGACAGAGAGATACTGATACAAGCCTTAGCTGACGCAAGGGCGTGGCCGGCCAGCACTTTGTCAACTCAGCTTCGACTAAGGGGTGTTAGCTTGGCAGACGTGACCATAACTAAACATCGCACTGAAGCCTGCGCCTGTTACCGCGACTAAGCTGTAATTATGCTAGAGAATCTAGAGCCAGTAATCAAAATCAGCGCACCCAAAGACTTTCGCCCAGGCGTTACGTTTGACGGCAACGAGGGAACGGCAACGACTGAGGGCTTGGCAGAGCTACCTAACTTTGACGAGTTCCTGCTTGAGCGCGGTTATCCACCTGAAGAATACGAGATAGTCGGCACACCTAGAACCTCACAATGGCAACAGCGCGAGAACGGTGCGTGGCTTACCAGCTACAGGTTCAGCTTTCGCAAAAAGGTCATTGACTTAGACTTGCCGGCACTTATGGCAAGCGCACGTCGAGTCAAAGCGCCAACTGTTCGCGTCAAGGCAAAAGACAAAGCACTAATCATCTGCCCAGCCGACTTCCAGATTGGCAAGGGAGCTTCAGGCGGCGGACACAAAGAAACCATAACGAGAGTATTCGCAAGCTACGACCTCATTGAGGAACAGGTCAAGACAGGCAGGTACGAACATCTCTGGATACTAGACATGGGCGACATCATCGAGGGCGTGATGAGCAAGGCAAACTTTGAGCAGCTTCAAAGCAACACGCTTAGCCCGATGCAACAGACAGACATAGCCGCGTCGCTGATGTTTGAGCTAATCAAGCGCCTAAGCAAGTATGCGCCAATCACCTACGGATCTATTGCAAGCAACCACTGCCAGAACCGTTTCATGGGTCAGACGGTCGGCAAGCCGGGACTTGACGACTGGGGCATTGTTATCTTGCAGCAGCTTAGACGGCTCACAACCGAGATTGGTATGGATGTCAGCTATCTGATACCACAACCAGACGATGAAGGCTTTGCGTTTCAGTACGGTGTCAACACCATCGGAGTCGTTCATGGTCACCAAGCCTCACGCCCTGCCGGTGTCAAGAAGTGGTGGAGCGACTCGTCATTCGGCAACCAGTGGGTATCGCCTTGTGATGTCCTCATTAGCGCACACTTCCACCACCTAGCCCTAGAGGAACTCGGTCAGCGTCACGACGGCAACGGCTCAAAGTTCTGGGTACAGTGTCCAACCAGCGACGGCGGTAGCGATTGGTACAGGCGCAAAGCTGGGGTAGACAGTACGACCGGCATCCTCACCATTGAGCTAGACAAGCACACAGCCTTCAGCGGATCAGTGACCAAGCACTAATGCCGAGCTATGAATTTAGGTGCGGGCAGTGCTCAGCAATCGTGACAATCGTGAACGCAATAAAAGATAAAAGACCTACGCCCAAATGTTCAGCCTGCCAGGTAGACATGGTAAGGGAGTACGGGACAGTGGCAGTCACCTTCAAGGGACAAGGGTTTGCCAGCAATGAGTAGATTCCTAAAGCCTTGTTTAGATTGCGGAACTTTAGCAAGAGGCAGTCGATGCGACAAGCACGAAGGGTTGATGAAGGCTAAGCGTGACGCAGCAAGGGACACACCTGAGCGGCGAGAAAAGAAAAGAAACTTATACAACTCCCAATACCGAAAGGACAGGGCAGCCCTAGTAGCTGCGGTACGCCAGAACGGTGCAACTTGTTATCTATGCAAGCAACCCTTTGGGATATGGGACAGCGTAGAGGCCGATCACTTACTTCCTGGAAATCCAAACTCACCCTTAGCTCCAGTTCATCGGCTCTGCAACCAGCGCAGGGGCAACAAACCGCTTAGTTGAGGGGCTATACCCCCCCTGCCATAGATAGGGGGCGGGGCAAAACATTAGCTTCTGTCGCTCCTGCACCCATCAGCCCAGCCTTTTACACACAACCGCAGTTCAATGACCCAAGGGGTTACACTAGATGTAGTGGTCAAACAACCTACCGACCACAAGATGTAGGAAAGCAAACTATGCCAAACCCACCGAAGCCGATTGAGCAAAAACGGCTAATAGGCAACCCAGGCAAACGAGCTTTGCCAAAGCAAGCCGACACGATTGCGCTACCGGCTGGAAGGGTTGATCCAATCCGACCGCTTGAGTACGCAGGGCAACAGTTGTGGGATTCTGTCTTTTCTAACGGTGAGCTATGGATTAGCTCGCGAACCGACATTCACTTGTTGCAGATGACTGCTGAGCAATTAGACAGACGCGAAACTTTGCGAGATGCACTCGTTGAAGAACCGACCGAGAACGCAGTGCTGATGAGGCTTGGCGAATTAGAAAAGTCAATTGCAAGCAATCTCGGACTGCTTGGCTTTACGCCATCAGATCGAACACGACTAGGACTCGCCGAAGTCAAGGCACAATCTAAGCTAGAGCAGCTAATGGAACGAAAGGCGAATCGTGTCGTGGCCACCGCAATGGTTAACCCCAGTCCCTCAGTTTGATTTAGACAACGGTGACGGCGATACAGTAATTGAGTTTGCCGAAGCGTTTGGGATTATCACTAAGGACTCAGTAGCAGGGCCATCTGGTCAACCACTGGTAATGCGTGACTGGCAAAAGCAACTAATTCGACACGTCTTTGCCGGCGATGGTAACGGTTACAGAAACCGCGCAAGTTTAATTCTTGTCCCGAGGAAAAACGGCAAGAGCGCCCTGGGATCAGTCTTTGCACTTTATTCGCTAATCCTCGGAGCTAAGGGTGCAGAGGTTTACAGCGTGGCCGCAACGAAGGAACAAGCTCGGATTGTTTTCGCAGACGCTAAACGGATGGTCGAAGCCAGCCCAGAACTAAGTGCAATCACTAAGGTTTACCGCGACGCAATTGAGCTGCCTAAGTTTGGTAGCGTTTACCGAGTTCTAGCGGCAGAAGCTTACAGCGCGGAAGGACTGAACCCCAGCGCAACAATTTTTGATGAAGTTCACGCACAACCTAATCGCGAGCTTTGGGATGTTATGTCTTTGGCTATGGGTTCACGCGGCAGGCAATCAACCCTGATTGGCATCACAACCGCAGGGACTCGCGCTGACGCAACCGGCAACGATTCAATTGCTTATCAGCTTTACAATTACGGCAAAAAGATAGCAACCAAAGAGATTGACGACAACTCGTTCTTTATGGCGTGCTGGGAAGCTCCACCCGAAGCCGACCACCGTCGACCTGAGACTTGGGCATTAGCTAACCCAGGCTACGACGACATCTGCTCAGCCGAGGACTTTGTGTCAGCGGTAAAGCGCACACCTGAAGCCGAGTTCAAAATCAAGCGCACTAACCAGTGGGTCAACGCCAAGAACGCATGGCTACCGACTAGAGCTTGGGAAGGCTTAGAGGAATCATTTCAGCTATTGCCAACTGACGAATACGTTCTGGGCTTTGACGGATCGTGGAAGAACGACAGCACAGCAGTCGTCGCAGTAATAATGCCGCGCACCGAGGGCGATGTCTTTAGGGTTTACCGAGTGGCAAGCTGGGAAAAGGATTTTGTTCTAGACGATGACTCTTGGATTATTGACAAGAACGAAGTAAGCAAAACAATAATTGAATACTTCTTTGCCAACCCAAACTGTCGAGAGATAGTCTGCGACCCTGCAATGTGGCAAGACGAAATGTACCAGTGGGCAGAAGCAGGGCTTCAAGTTGTTGAGTACCCGAACACAATAAGCAGAACCGTACCTGCCACAGCTAAACTTTACGAAGCAATCATGAATGGAAAGATAAGGCACGACGGCGATGCAGCCCTAAGTAGACACCTAGACAACTGCATCCTAAAGGTTGACTCGCAAAGAGGCGCGAGAATAACCAAGGACTACCGCAACCCCAAGCTAAAGATAGACTTAGCAATCGCGCTACTGATGGCGTATGACAGGGCAAGCGGTAGACTAGAAGAAGTATTAGTGCCTCAAGTATTTGTTTAGGCGGTAGAATTTGGGAATCTTTGACGGGCTATTTAGCAAACGCGCGCTAAGTTATCAGTCAATTTGGGGCGCAGGCTCTGACTTTGATACTGGCGCAAGCCTATCTGCAACTCAAGTGACCAGCGAGTCAGCGTTTCAAGTCAACGCAATCTACGGCGCAATCTCACTAATTAGCGACGGCATTAGTTCTTTGCCGGTTGACACTTACATCCGCAGAGATGGATCTCGTTTTGCTTTCCGACCTCGCCCTGCTTGGGTTTCACGCCCAGACGTAGACACAACCAAAGAAGCCTTTTGGGGAGCGGTCATTGTTTCGCTATTGCTTGACGGTAACGCGTTCGTTCGCGTCTACTCAAACGACGCTGGTGAAATCGTAAACCTAAATGTTCTCAACCCTCAGAAGGTCACGATAGAGCGCAACGGCTTGGGTCGGGTTATGTTCCAGGTTGAGGGCGAAGCCAATACGCTATCAAGCGATGAGGTTATCTTCATACCTGACGTAGTACGCCCAGGACACATCAGGGGCGTTAGCCGCGTGGAAGCACTAAAGGAAAACTGGGGCCTTGCGATTGCGTTGCAGAACTACGCCGCTCGTTTCTTTGGCTCTGGAACTCAGACTTCTGGAATCATCGAAGTTGATGGCAACCTAACCGCTGAGCAAGCCAAGAACCTACAAGAAGGCTTTGACCAAAGGCACAAGGGCTGGGGTCGCGCACACAAGACCGGCATCATCTCAGGCGGCGCAAAGTATGTCCCTACTTCGGTGGAGAACGACAAGGCGCAGTTCTTAGACTCTAGGCGTATGGCTGTTGAAGATGTCGCCCGAGCTTTCAATGTCCCTAGCAACTTCCTGAATCTGCCGGGGACTAACACTTACGCATCGGTTGAGCAGAACTCGTTGATGTTTGTCAAATACTGTTTGCGGCCCATCGTACAAAAGCTAGAGAGCGCGTTCACACCATTACTAAGCCGAGTCCCCGGTGGCGAGAATGCTTTTATCAAGTTTAACCTAGACGGCTTACTACGCGCTGACATCAACACCCGAATGAGCGCCTACAGCACAGGATTGCAGTCTGGCTTCTTGACAATCAACGACGTGCGTAAACTAGAAGACTTGCAACCAGTCAATGACCCTAGTGCCAACACAGTTCGTGTTCCACTTGCAAACGTGAACATTGAAGCCGCTGATCTAAACGCAACCGACAAGCGCGTGACAATGGCGCAGAAGCTAGTCAGCTCAGGTTATAACCCTGCCGAAGTTCTAGCATCTCTTGGCTTGCCGGCGATTGCTCACACCGGACTGCCAACGGTACAACTCCAGGGCATCGCACAAGTTGACCCCGAAGATCCGACAAGCGCATACAACGTGGACTAATGAAAGAACAGGTAGACAATGGCACTGATACCCAACAGCTTAGGAATACCAGTAAGCGACTTGAATCCGCAGGTCAAGCAGATACCGACCCCTGCCAAGATTGCGCCGGTGGCTGTGGAGTCTGTGAAGCCCGAACAAGTAGAATTGAAGAAGAAGAAAAAGTGAAAGGCAATACATTGACAAAGATTGAGCAACGCATCAACGAAGCAGAGTTTGAGGTGCGCGAGGAATCAGACGGTATGCACTTCAGCGGTTACGCCGCATTATTTAACTCGCCTTCAGAGCCACTTCCATTCGTGGAGTCAATCGCCTCTGGAGCTTTCAAGCGTTCACTAAAATCTCGCAACGATGTCAAGTTTCTTTGGAATCACGACGCAGGCGAAATCCTTGGTTCAACCAGAGCCAGAACCGTAACGCTAATTGAAGATGACCGAGGGCTAAGAGTCGAGGGTATGCTGCCTAATACCAGCCGAGGCCGAGATGTCGCAGAGCTTCTTAAAAGAGGCGACGTGGATGCTATGTCATTCGGCTTCAGCGTTCCAACTGGCGGCGACACTTGGTCAAGCGATGGATCAGAGCGCACACTAAAGCAGGTAAGGCTTCACGAAGTTTCAATCGTGGCTTGGCCTGCCTACACCGCAACCGCTGGAACTGTTTCAGTTCGCAAGTTTGAAATAATCGCAGAGCGCGCAGATGTTGATGCCGAGGCTTTGGCAGACGCACTAGTAAAGATTGAAGATGGACTAAACATTACATCTGACGAACAAGAAATGCTTAGCAGAGTAATAAGCACCTTATCGCCAGCAACCGAAGCAGAGCCAGAGCCAGTAATAGTTGGCGACCTGTCTATGCTTGAACTTAAGAAGAAGAAGCTAGAGCTTCTAATGAAAGGCATCTAATGGCTACCAAAGACCAAATCAAAAAAGTAATCCTAGACTTAGCAGGCAACCCTTCAAGCGGTGCAATAGCTTCACTGGCAGACAAGTGGGCAACCGCTATCGTCGAGCTAGACAAGACCCCTCGTGATGACAACGAGGTGCAGGATGGCGCTCCAACTCCCGCGCTAAAAAAAGAGTCTCGCGTAACCAAGCCGGAAGAACTAAGGTAATTTAACCCCTTTCATTATCTCTTTCGCCAAGCTGCAAGATTCTTCCCCTCTGGTTTTATTCTTTTCCCAGAGGGGTTTCTTGCGTTTAGCAGCGACGACATAAAAGCCTTATGCAACCTTAATGTAAACTAGAAGCATCGTATGCGTGTCAACACCTGCGAGAGCCAGTTGAGCGTCAACGCCACTGCATCCCTATAAAACTAATAAGGAGACTAAATGTCTGAGTTCATCAAATCTCAGCACGAACTCCGCAACACCCTAATTACACAGGTTCGAGAAGTTATTGACTTCGCCGAAGCTGAGGGTCGCGGACTTGACGCTGCTGAAGTATCAAAAATCAACGCAATCGAAGCCGACATCTCAAAGGCTGACGAAACCATCACAGTAGCAAAGCGCAACGAGGAACGTAAGGTTGAGGCATCTGCCGCAGCCAAGGGATTCATCCCAGTCGTATCTGAGGAACGTTCTTCTACTGACATCTTCCGCGCAATGGCTCTTGGCGAGTCACGCGGACACACTTTTGAAAAGCGTGCTGTTCTAGTCCCATCGGCTAACACCGTACCAAAGTCGTTCTACGACCAGGTATTTGATGTTGCTCGCGCGGCTGGGCCAATGCTTGAAACTTCGGAAATCATTCAGACCGCAACTGGATCATCGTTGACAATTCCAACCTTGACCGCTTACTCGGCAATGACCCTAAAGGGCGCAGGCGCTGCGCTTGACGATGTTGCACCTACATACGCAAGCATCACACTAGATGCTTTCAAGTACGGTGGAATAATCCAGGCCGCTTCTGAGCTAGTAACCGACGCAGGATTTGACTTGGGAGCGCACCTTGCTAACCAAGCTGGAAACGCTATTGGTTACGCAGTCAACGAAGCACTAACCGTTGGAAGTGGTTCTTCACAGCCAAACGGAATTGTTACAGCATCCGGTGCTGGCGTGACTGGTGCGACTGGTGTAGCAGGCGCTTTCACTGCTGACAACCTCATTGACCTTATCTACTCGGTAGATGCGGCCACAAGGCGTAAGGCATCGTTTGCGCTCCAGGCTAACACTGCTTCAGTTGGTGCAATGCGTAAGCTAAAGGACACCGCAGGGAACTACTTGTACAACATCTCCCAGGTAGGCCCAGCCGGTCAGGACACATTTGCTGGTTACGCTGTTTTCGAGAATCCACACATTGAGGACACCGCAATAGATGCGAAGTCAGTCATTGCTGGTTCACTTGACAGCTACAAAGTTCGTATGGCAGGCGGCCTAGAGGTCGCATCGTCAACTGACTTTGCATTCCAGAACGACCTAACCACTTGGAGATTCACTATGCGTCTTGATGGTGACCTAACTTCAAACACTGAGGTCAAGCACTTCGTAGGCGGCGCAAGCTAATCCAACGAAACAGATCGGAGTCCCGTCGCTTGTAGGTTAGCGGCGGGGCTTCGCTGTTTGTTCTATGCAACCCTAAAGTAGAATAGAAGTATGGCAATCACAAACGGGTATTGTACCTTGGCACAAATCAAAGCATCTGCCGGCATCACCGACACTGTTGACGACGTATTGCTTGAGCTTGCAGTAGAAGCCGCTTCACGCGAAATTGACGGCGCAACGGAGCGCCAGTTCTTTCAGACAACTACAACGCGTGTCTACGCACCTCGCGACTCTTTCATTGCAGACATTGATGATCTTGTATCGCACACTCACATCAAAACCTCTACAGCCGCAGACGGCGTCTTTGATGAGACTTGGACATCTACCGACTACCAGCTTGAGCCGCTCAACGGAATAGCTGGCGGCATAGCTACGCCAAGAAACATAATCCGAGCAATTGGCGATTACACCTTCCCGGTTGTCGGCGGCGAGGCAACAATTGAGGTGGCTGGAACTTTTGGCTTTAGCGCAGTGCCAATTCAAATAGTGCAAGCAACGGTCATACTTGCATCGCGTATCTTCAAGCGCAACGACTCACCGCTCGGCGTTGCAGGCTTCGGCGAAATCGGCGTAATAAGAGTGGGCAGGTTTGACCCAGATGTTGAGGCAATGATTATGCCATTCAAGAAGGTACGGTTCGCGTGAGCATCACAGCAATACGCGAGGCACTAGCCACGAACATCGGCACAATCTCAGGGCTAAGAACTTCGGCGGAAATACCAGACAACCCTAACCCGCCACAAGCGGTAGTCCAGCTTCAGTCTGTCAACTACGACGGCGCAATGAAGCAAGGGCTAACGACTTACAATTTTTTGGTTTCAGTAATAGTCGGGAGAGTTGACGAGCGCAACGCGCAACGCAAGCTAGACGGCTACGCATCCTCATCAGGCGCAACCTCGGTGAAGTTAGCAATCCAATCAGACAAAACTCTTGGTGGCACTGCCTTTGACGTGAGGGTCACAGACATGACTAACATCGGTGCGGTATTATTAAGTGATGCAACATACCTAGCGGCAGACTTTGTCGTGACAGTTTATTCAAACTAAGGAGAACAACTTGGCTAAGTTCGTAGCTACAGATTACACAATCACCGTTGGCGGGGATGACTTGAGTGCAAGCTTGGCCGCCCTAACCCTAGACATCTCAGTAGATGAGCAAGAAACGACTGCATTTGGAAACAGTTCCAGGACTCGTATCGGCGGCTTGAAGGATGCTTCAGTAAGCCTAGACTTCCACCAGGATTTTGCAGCCGACTCTATTGACGCAACACTATTCCCACTATTGGGAACAGTAGTTGTAATCACAGTAACCCCAACCGGGGAAGCTACTAGCGCAACGAATCCGATTTACACATTTTCGGCGCTTGTAACTCAGTACACACCATTCGCTTCGTCAGTCGGCGATCTAGCCACGCTTTCAGTGAGCTGGCCTGTAACCGGCGATGTAGTCCGCGCCACAACCTAATAAGGAGTAAAAGTGAACATCAACCTACGAATCGTTTACAACGACGAAACAGCCAAGGACATTAGCGCAGGTGCGTCAGACATAGTTGCATTTGAAACAAAGTTTGATTTGAGCATTGCTCGACTTCAACAGAATGTAAAACTGACGCACTTGTTCTTCTTGGCGTGGCACACAGAAAAGCGTACTGGCGCAGTCAAGGACACTTTTGAAAAGTGGCTTGAAAGCGTGAGCAGTATTGAGGCTCAAGACGCAAAAAAATAGAAGGGCTGGGCGATGACAGTCTGCACTGGCGCATCGTTTGGATTGCTTGCGTAACAGGGATTAGCCCGCGTGAACTGCTAGAGCTTGAGCCTCGTATGCTTTGGACAATGGGTCGCTACCTAGAAGCCAAGAATCAAAGGCAACAACGCAAGCGGTAAACTGGTAGCAAGGAGCGCGGATGATAACGACTAGCATTGACCAGCAGGGACTTCGCGAGGCCTTGAAAGAACTAAAGCAACTTGATGAAAACGCAATCAAAGACTTGCGTGCAAACCTTCGCACAGGCTTAGGCCCAGCGGCTGCCGCAATAGCTGGATCAGTTCCAATTGAACCACCACTATCTGGAATGAAAAACAAAGGCAGGCTGAGCTGGTCAGCGGTTAGAAACTCAGTCAGCTTTACTCCAGGGAAATCTAAAAAGACTGGAAACAGTTTTCTAGCGACAATCAAGATAACTGGTAAGGCTGGTAAAGGCGGCTTCGAAATGGCGGAGCTTGCAGGCTCTCGCACTAAGGGCGTAACCGCATCGGGTCGGGCAATGATTCGTGGACTTAACGCACGCTATCCAATGATTAAGCGTGGCGGTCGTTTTACTTACGCCAAGTTCCGCGAGCTAAGACCGCAAATCGAAAAACTCGCAATCAAGATAATCAAAGACACGACTGACAAAGTCAACAAAAGGTTGGTGCGCTAATGTCAATCAACCTCCCGATTCTAACCAAGTTTGACAGCTCAGGAATTGCAGCAGCCGAAAGCTCACTTGGCAAGTTTGGAAAAGTAGTTGGCGGTATTGCACTTGCGGCCGCCGCAGTAACCGCTGGCATCGCCGCTAAGGGACTAAAAGACTTCGCAGACTTTGACGCTAAGCTTCAGGAATCAGTTGCGATTATGGGCGACGTGTCAAGCGTTATGCGCGACGACATGGCAGAGGCCGCCAAGCTTGTAGGACTAAACACAAAGTTCTCCGCTGAAGAAGCCGCCGAGTCCTTCTACTTCCTAGCATCAGCCGGTCTAACTGCATCCGAGTCAATTGCCGCTTTGCCACAGGTTGCCGCTTTCGCGCAGGCTGGTATGTTCGACATGGCTACGGCTACCGACATCGTTACAGACGCGCAGTCTGCCCTTGGTCTATCAAGCGATGACGCGGCGGAAAACTTTGAAAACCTTACTCGAGTTACAGACGTATTCGTAAAAGCCGCCACTCTAGGTAACACCTCAGTTGAGCAACTGGGTGCAGCAATGACCGCTAAGGCTGCGACCGCGCTAACAGTTCTAGGCAAGTCAGTTGAAGAAGGCGCTGCTGCGCTGACGGTATTCGCCGACCAAGGTATCAAGGGCGAGCGTGCAGGAACGCTTCTAACAAACACGCTCAACGGCTTAGTCAAGCAATCCCAAAAGACCCCAGGTGCTTTTGAAGCGTTAGGTGTCTCAGTCTTTGACGCTGACGGTGACATGAGAAACATGGCCGACATTGTTGGCGATCTTGAAACAGGCTTAGACGGTATGTCGGTTGAAGCCCAGAGCGCGGCGCTTAGCCAGCTAGGGTTCGGCGAACAGACTAAAGAAGGTATCTCTGCACTACTCGGTAACTCCGAGGCGTTGCGTGAGTATGAAGAAGCACTGAAGAACGCCGGGGGCACTGCTGAGGAAGTAGCCGCCAAGCAGATGGACTCACTAACTGGTGACATGATTCTGCTCAACTCCGCGTTCGCCAACGCTTCACTAGTAATCGGCGAGGCGTTTGAACCAGCCGCTAGAGGATTGGTTGGTGCGCTAACCCCAATTGTCAAAGAGCTAACGCCGGTTCTTGCAGAAATACTTGACGACCTAGCTCCAAAGATTGAGCGAGTTGCTGAAAAGCTCGGAGACTTCATTGTAAAGATTTCGTCTGAGCAAGGTCGCAACCAAATCTTTAGAGATGTAAGCAAACAGATTGACGACTTTTTTACTGGCGGTGGACTACAAAAGGCCATCGTGGGAATGAATCAGTTCCGCAACGATTTAATTATGAAGATACTTGACGCGCTCCCTGGAATTATTGAGGGCTTTACAAAAATGCTTCCTGGCATTATCGCGTTTATAACTGGGACAATGATTCCAATGTTGCTTGCTTCGTTTGCGATGATTCTCAAAGAACTAATTAGTGTACTTGGCGAAGTGCTGCCGATGCTAGTTGAATCGCTTGCCGAAATGATTCCAGCAATTATTCAGTCACTAGCCGATTTGATTCCAGTAATTGTTGAAACAATTCTCGGATTTATCCCCATACTTCTTGACACAGCGATAACCTTCTTTGGCTCACTTATTGAGGCGGTCTCAATAATAATTCCTGACGTAATTAATACTGTTGTTGAGCTACTGCCTCAGCTTATAGATACGGTCTTAGCGATGTTGCCAGAGTTCATTGACTCGGCGCTTGAGTTATTTAACGGATTGCTTACGGCACTTATTGAGACAATCCCTATTCTTCTATCGGCAATCATTGCGGCACTGCCTGACATCCTTGTCACGATAATTGGGATGTTGCCCGAATTACTTCAAGCAGCCATCGAATTGTTTATGGGTCTTGTAACCGCAGTGGTTGACATCCTGCCAGAGCTGCTAGTCGCCATCGTAAAACTTCTTCCAGAGATAACGGCCGCTGTTGTCGGCATGATTCCTGAGCTACTCGTAGCGGCTATTGATTTGTTCCTAGCATTAGTAAGCGCAATAATAGAAGCAACGCCGGCAATCCTAAAAGCAATCATTGAGCTAGTGCCTGAAATCGTAGGCGCACTGATTAGCGCAATGCCACAAATGGTATCGGCAGGGTTTGACTTGCTAACCGGTTTGGCTAAGGGCATCTACGACAACCTGCCCAGAATCGCAAGCAACATAGCAAGCAGCATTGGCGACTCAATCACTAACGCGGTCAAGGGCTTCTTCGGTATTGAATCA